GCTGTGGCGGTGTTCATTTTTATGTCCTTTTGTTTTATGTAGTAAACAGCGCGGAGTCATTGCCCCGCGCTGTTTTTAGCAATTACAGAGTTTCGGCAACCGACGGGTACGAGAACACCGCGTCAGCGTTCGTCGCGGCAGAGCCGCCAGTCGCGGTCAGAATAACGATGCCAACAATGGCTTCTGAAGAAGCCGTGCCATCATCATCAAGAGCGCCGCCAGTGGCAGTCGAGTTAAGGCGAGTGCCTTTAGCAGCGGAAGCCAGAGTGCGGATGCTTCCTTTGCCGTAAATCTGGAACCAGCCGTACTCGTTATCCGCAAGCGCGGCCTGGGCAGCACCAAAACGAGTGCCGTAGCCAGACGATCCAGGCGCGGTGGTCGTGGTCGTCGCCATGATGAAGTCGAAACCAGTCTGTTCGACAACGCCGTAGCCGGCAGCGGTAATGACGCCATTTGCCTGACCGTAGACGAACTCCTGATAACCCAAACTCGGGCTGTCGTAGCCGCCAACGGTGCCGAGACGAAACTCAGCAGTACCAGTAGAAGCAGTAACCTGAGCGGCACTAATGCCGATTGTTGCTTGAGCCATTTTGATCTCTCCTAGTTAAAAAATGCCTTGGCGGTCATGGGACTCACCAAGCCCGCCAAGGCGAGGTGAGCCACCACGGCTACTTAGGCTTGAATGCGACCCTGGAACTGAGCGCCAGAGCTAGTGAGGTTGCCGGCCCAGCCAAGGATTTGGACTTCCGCGTCCTGGTTGACCGAGTAACGCTTGTTCGGGCTGAGAGCGACCATGTTCCTGTCCTTATGCGGGCGCAGGAAGATGTATTTGGTGTTCAGCGAGAACATCAGCGAAGCGCCGATGTAGCCGCCGATGCCGCCGTCCAGAACAACGTCTGCATCCATAAATTTAATCGTCGGGAAACCCAAAGAACCAGTCTCAGGCGTCGTGAAACGCTGAATAGCCTGGAGCGAGGTCATGAAGTACGTCCAGTAAATGCTGTCAGAGACAATCAAGTCAGGACGATCAGAACCACGAACCTGGCTGGCCCACATGGAGTTCATCGCGGCCTGGATGGTTGTCGCACTCGGCGTGACCGACTGTGTGCTGAAGTCATACAACTGCGAACGCCAAAACGTCCAAGTGGCGCGGTTGATTCCACCGTAGGTGCCTGTGGTCGGGTCAGAAGGCACAGCGGCGTTCAAACCAGTTATTTCCTTACCACCAGTGCCGGTGCCGTCAGAGTAGATCGACTGCGCCAGGAGGTTCGACATCGTGCTTTCGGCTACGTTGATGCGGCCTTCGAGCAAGTCGATGAACTGTTCTTTGCCGCTGTTCTGGAGCATTTCGAGGCCAGAGATCACAACGGGGCAAGCAAGCTGCTTAATGTTGAACTCAGCCGCGCTGATGACATCAGCCGCCGCGACGGGCAGCAAGTCATAGCCGCTGTAGAACGCGCCGTTGGCGTTCTGCGCGTAGCTCAGTTCCTGCAAGATGACGTTACCGCCCGAGATCGGCTTGATGTTGCCGCGCATGTTGAGCTTGGCAAGCAGGGCGTTGTTCTTGGTCACGTTGTCGGCAATAGCGCGAGAACGACTTTGAATAGTCGTTGCTACGATGTCTGTGGTATTCGGGAAAGCCATTTGAATTCTCCATGAGGTAAGGGTTCACGGAACAAGCTCTGTTCCGCGTGACACACACTTGAGGTTCCTGCAGCGGAACGGTGTGGTCGCCTCATGTTCGAGCTCTAAAGCTCGATGGCATCGTGACCTGCAATAGCGCCGCGGTGTGACCTAGGTCTCCGCCGGCGTTTGTCGCTGCACGTCCCTGGGACTGACTCCTAGAGCGCAAGGGGGTTGCGGTGATGACGCTGTCGCGCAGCGTTCAACGCAGTTACTTGTGCCTTTAAAGCCAATCTCAGGCTGTGTTGCGTTAAATACCACTAATAGTAGTTATCGCAACACATAGCAAAATTATCACTAGCGCGAGTGGCTGGCAATAGCCGCCTCGATAGCGCTTCTAACGTCAATAGAGCCCTGCTGGGGCGCGCCCATTGCCGGGGCGCCACTGACACTCACAGCCGCCGACCTGGCTCTCTGTGCAGCTCCTGTGAGCTTCTGGGCGCCTTGCGTTTTTTGCCGTCCAATCAGGACTGACCTGACGCGCTCATTGCCGGCGCAAGCCTGACGGTAGGCGTCACCCAGCGACAGATCGCGGCCCCGGCGCTGAGCCATTTCCATCAGATCTGCCATATCCTCGCGCACATCCTCGGCAAACTCAGCCTTCTCCATAAAATCCAGCACTTCGCCCTCGGCTTGCCGGGTCACGTTTTGCTGAGCTTGCGCCTGGGCGTTCTGGTGCTGGCTCATAAACTGCTGAATGGGCGCCAGCTGCTGCTGCATAGCCTGCTGGAGCTGCTGCTGCTGTGCATCGACCCGAGGGATCTCGCCCACCAGGGCGCTGTCGAGCTGCTCGATGAAGCTCTGTCCAAAGCGCCCGACGCCGAATTGCTTAACCAGGCCAGACACCAGTTGCGCAATATCCTGCGAAGATCCCGTCCTTAAACGCGCCGCGGTGCTCATCAGGCTGTCGATTGCCTGCAGCGGGTTGGAGTTCTCAGCTTTAATAAACATTTGATATGGCGCGATTGTGCGCTCGATCTGCTCCGCGTACTTGCGAGCTTCCGCGGTCTCTTTCATTGTTGTCTGCACTTCGCGCTCGCGGCGGGCAACCTCGGTGCGCACAGACTCAGGCAGCGCAGCCCAATGTTCGCGGGTTTCGGGATGCCAAGACGCCGGCGCACGGCTTTCAGCCTTTGGGCCAGACTTAGGCCCAGGTCGTATGCCAGCACTTTCCTCAGGCTTAGCTTCCTGTGCTTCGGCTTCAGCTGGGGGCTTAGCCTCTGTTGCGCGTAATTGCTTACGCTCTGGCTGCGTTTCTTTCTCAATGGGTTCTGGTGCTGGCGTATTGTCTACTACCGTCTCGACGGCATCATCTTCCTCTGGCATCGCAGCTTCAATTGACTCGCGGATCGAGGGTTCATTTTCCATTATTTTTGACTTTCTAAGTGGTGGATAGCTCTGCGAATGTCGTCTTTTGTGACCGTGCCGCCGTTTGCTTTGTAGTGTTCTCGTTCTTTTGCTGCGGCTTTCCATTCGTTCGTGTAGTCGTCGCTGGTCGTTAGGTTGTTGTCGCGCATATACATGCGGTGCTTCTTGCGACTGCCGATGTCTTTGCCGTCAGTCGTTCTGGCGCCGTCATAGTGCGCGTCGTTCCAGAGTGCGCGGTCTGAGTTCTTGCGCTCAGCTATGCGTTCTGCGCTGATTTTTATAACTCTTTTGGCCTTTGCATCGTATTTGTAACGTGTCATGGTATGTTCCGTTTTTCTCAACAGGTGATGTGTTATGTCGGACGTGAAGATTATTATCGGTAAGACCTCGCTTACTCTTTCGCTTGAAGCCTGGAAGGCATTTCTTGATGCCGCTGCAGAGACAATCGACAGTGGAGATCACTATCTCCTTCTGGCCGACAATTACGAACGCGTGGTCCTCCGTGAGGTGTCGTTCTCAAAGTCGGCAATGAGAAACCAGTGGCGCTATTCATCTGGGTTGGACTCAGAACTTCTGCCAGAGTACGGCGTGGCGACAGAGTAGAGCGGTCCCTTTTTCTTAATTAGATGTTCAACCATAATCTCTTCTGGTGTCTTGCCTGTGATGCGGCTGGTGCGCTCGATCGCCTCGTTGACGTGCGAGATCATTGGCTGCCCCTGGACGCCCTTTAGACCGGCCCATCCAATGTCTTGGAAGTTAGCTGCTGGGATGCCGCGCTCATACGCAAGGTCGTGGACAATCTTTTCCGCCACACCGTAGCTATCCCCAGGCGGAATAGTCATGCCAGGCTTGATGCCCTTTGACATCTGCTCATCGATTGTCGCCCTGTCGCGGTATCCTTGGAAGTTTGCGGAGAAGTTAAACCGCTTGGAGTTCCCCTCCGCGGTGAGGTCTTCGCCCTTATTTATGATACGATCGTATTGTTTCATGTTTCCGCCAACATATCGGCCCCCGATGGGAAAAGGCATTTCGTATGCTTTGTCCGGCAGTTTGTTCCCGTTTGCGCGCAGGTAGTTGCCGTAGTGTGCCATCATCAGATTGGATGTTGGGTCCGCGCCGCCGGTCGTTGCGGCCATACCATCCGCAAAATCCTTTTTGTATGCAGCTCGGCCCTCCTTGGCGCCTAGTACGCTGATGTATTTGTCCTCGAGCTGCTTCATCGCATACCAGTGTTCTGCGAGAGGATCGTTTTTTGAGCGGTCGTATGCATCAGAGAGACGCTGCCGCGTTTCTGGTGTGTCGAACTCATCAGTATATTTATCGATCGTCTTTTGCGTTTTGGGCATGGCATCGACAAGCGTGTCACCCTGCAAAGGATAGTTAGCAGGATCTACATAGTCGCGCTTTGACACGTCGAAATATGGCGTGTAGTTGCCGGCGTCGATGTCTTTCTGTGCGGCCTTGCGCGCTTTTTGAACGGCCTTCCCCTCGTCTGTCAGCTCCTTGGCCCAGTACCACTTGTCTTTCTTTTTGTCATACGTCCAGACAGGCTTGTCATTTTTTGGATAGTTGGCGGCGATCTTCGCCTGATTATATCCAAGAGGTTTGGCGGTCTGCAAAGGAGGCCCACCATTGCCACCAATGAGAAAGCGCGGATCGCGCAAAGCCTCTGCAATCGCTTTTGCTTTACCGCGCGCCTTGACGCCGGCGCCGACGATCGTCCCCGTGGGGCCGACTAGGTGAGACGCACCCATCGCACCGCCCACCGTGCCAATGACCGCGTCCAGCGCCGTGTCGTTCATGGCTGCATAGTCACCGTTCTCGACGGCTGACCGATACTTCTGCAAAAAGTCTGATGCTCCGCCAGCCACTCCCTTTACCAGCCCCACGGTAGCCTTGGCCGGCAATGTTGCCCAATCGTAGGCGCTCATGCCCTGCGCCTGATCAACTAGCCCACCAGGAGCGCGGAGGGCTTTTATGATGTGGCTGGCAAGCTTCCCACGCATATAGGATTGGCGCCAGGTGGGGGCATTATCCTCGTACATCTGCTCAGACATTGCCTTACTTCTTCTCGCCCTTAGTGCGCACTTCTTCAGCCTTCTTGCCTAAGACCATCTTTGCGCCTTTTTCTTCGGCGGCTTCGTATTCTGGGCTTTCGTAATGGTGGCCTTCTGGCTCTTCCATCTCGCCCATTTCTTCCATGTCAGGCTCTTTGTAGTCGTCGGGCATACGCCCGATCTGGCGCAGGATTTCAGCGTAGATTTGCATTTTAGCGTGCATGTTATTCACCACTTCACTTTGTCTGCCCAATAGGCGGCAGAGGTTTTGCCCTTGGCAATGTTGGATGCGTGACGCGCCTTAAAAGATTTGCGCCTATTGCTGTAGGCTTCAGATTCGCCCTCTTTTGCTGGCGAGCCGCTGACGCCCTGTTGTCCAAACCTGATTAGCTTTATTTGCTCGCCTACTTTGCTCAAAACGGCGTGAGATTTCTTAGGATGTGACGGAGTGCGCTTGGGGTTGTTAAAACCGCCAAACTCCTTCCGCAAAGCCTGTATACGCGCCGTGTATTGATCCATGACTAGTTTACTACTGGCGGCAAGTTTGGATTGGGCTGCATTGCGTTGCTCATCATCGCGTTCATCTGCAGCACCTTGCCCTGCGTATCGACGTTAGTGTCTTGCGCGTTAGCCTGACGCTCTGCAGCCTGGGCCTTCTTGTTCTCGACCTCGGCAATCTGCATGGGGTTTGGCTGCGGCGGCTGCATACCGGCTTGCTGCATTTGCGCAATGGCCTGATCGAGGACGCCCTCGATGTCAGCCGAGACGCGGAACTTGCTGACAGACCACTGCAGCAGTTTCAGCATGTAAGGCACTGCTTGCGGCATCATCTGACCTAGTGGCGCTACCTGGCTGACAAAGGCGCCCAGGCCAGACATGAACTGCGTGGCACTGTCGCGCTCGGCAGACCAATCCATCGCAGCCATGCTGTCGGCTTCGACGCTGACACGGTACTCAGCCAGGTTCTCGTCTTTGATAAGCTGGATGGCCTGCTCAGCGTACTGAGCGTCAGCGGTACGCATAATGTTTGAGCGCGTGGCAATGGTTTCGGGCTGGAAATGCTTTGAGATGATCTCGGCCTTAATGCGCAGTAGGTTGGTGATCCACTCGGCAATGTAGAACTGGTTTAGCTGGATGCGGGTTGAGCCAAACTGCGCCTTGATCTGCTGCGCGGTGGCGGTTTCTGACGCTTTGCTTGAGCCGCGCATGATGTCGGAGATGCCAAGCACTTCGTAGATCTGCTGCGCCTTGTCAGCGCGGTATTGGCGCAGGTGGTCGATGGCGTTGACCACTTGCTCGATCGGCACCCAGTCCACTTTGCCCTTGATGCCGCCGGCCTCAGAGAACATGGCCCAGTTGTCTACCGGGATGAGTTGATTCTCGGCCGCCTGGCTAAACATACGCTGAATGCCCTCGGCGTTCCTGTCGTAGACGCCCACGACCTTGGCTGCGCGGGTCAGCCAGGTGATGCGGGTGTTGATCTCATCGAGCTCATTGAACTGATCCTGTGCAAAAATGTAATCGGGCCGCGGCAGGAAGTTGCTGGAGGTAAGGTTTGCTGCCAGGGGCTTGGGGCATGGGAAGAACCCGTCTAGCTGCAGCGGGTCTTCCTTGTAGTCGAGGATGACATCAGAGCCTTTTGCCATCCAGTAGACCATCTTGCTGGTCTTATCCCAGATCTCGAATACTTCAGCCTTAGACCAGGGGTCATACTTGGGCGCTTCGTTGTTTAGGCGCATATCCGAGGTGCCATACTGCGTACCCAGCGCAACGGTCTTGCCAATCTCTTCGCCAAAGCGGGCAATAAGTTGGTCGCGGGTCATTGCCACACGCCGCGCTACCCATCTGACCTCGTTCCACGTTCTAGCCGGCGAATAGAAGAAATCCTGCCAGTAGATGTAATCAAGCGGCGCATCCTCGTTGGTAATGCGCTCGAATGTCTCGCCCGTGTCCATTTCCATGCCGGTCATGGGGTCGATGGTTGGGGGCATGGGTTCTTCTACTGTCTCGACCTCGTATCTGAGCCAGCATTGGCCCATGCCGACAATCAGCCAGTCCTCGATGCCCTGACGTACTGCGCCATCCCAGTTGGAGATGTTGTCGTCGAACGATCTGTTGAGCAGACGCTGCATGATAACGCCGGCAACGCGCGCCTGGTCGTCTTCCGCGTCCAAGAATGAACGCGCTACTGAGGCTTTTGGCGGGCGGGCGTAGAGAAGGCTGAGCAAGACCTTCATGCTCGACCAGAATAGGTTCACGCGGCTTTCGTCGCGTCCAAAGTCATCGCGCCGGTCTAGGTATCGCCTCGTAATCTTGATGGCGTCGTCGTGCCACTTCTTTAGCTCTTTCTTGGATGCCGTGATCTCGGTGTCCCAGCGCTGGGCCATGCCGGCGGGCGTGTTGGCAAAGTCGCTGTTCGACTCAATGCGTGTCTGATTTTCCATTAGCCTAACCGCCCATTCTGTGTGTTCTGACAGTCCCAAATATCGTCAAGGGCAAACATGTAATTTGCGCCCTCGATCGCCAGCTTCATCTTCTTCACGCCTGGTGCGGCATGTTTGGCAACTGGCTGCGCAGCAATGGCTAAGTATCTGAACGCATCCGAGGCGTGGCTGTGGTTATCGTGCTTCGGACGGTTTCTGTAGGTCTGAGAGCGTTCGTCCCACTCGCGCATGTACGCGCGTAAGTGTTCAACGCCGTCGTATGTGGGTGTCTCGTCAAAATAACACTTGGGCAA